TTACGGCTGGTGCTTTTACCGTGATGATCAACATTGTTGATCTTATTAGTGAGTAAGGAGCATAGATAATGGCTGATTCTAACTGGGCAAGTGGTTTACAGGTATCCAGATGGGCTAAGCAGCTCTACTATGAAACTGCGAAAGAAATCTACTTTGAGAAGTTTATGGGTGACGGCTCTGATTCGATGATTCAGGCGAAACACGATCTAGAAGGCGCTGCCGGGAAAGATGTTACATTTGGTCTTTTGACCAATCTTTCCGGGTCTGGTGTCTCTGGTGATGATTCACTTGAAGGCAACGAAGAAGCTATGAGTACCTACAGTCAGACCGTTTCGACTGCAATGAAACGGAATGCTGTGCGTGACACTGGTAGCTTTGACAACAGCAAAGTCCTTTTCGATTTTCGGAAAGAAGCTATGTCTGTGTTGAAGACCTGGCTTGCTGAAAAAGTTGATTCCGACATTTTCACAAGTCTTGCTTCCAGTCCATCCAGAACTTTTCGGGCCGATGACGGTTCTTCCACTGTGGCTGCAAGGTCAAACGAATCCAGCACTGCTGGCAGTTTGACTTCTGCTGACTCAATCTCTCTTGCGGATATTTCCGCAATGAAGCGGTTGGCGCAAGTCCCAGAAGGTTCAACTGAGCTTCGTATGCGACCAATTCGGGTAGAAGGAAAAGATCATTATGTTCTTCTCATCCACCCTGAAGTGGCTTACGATCTCACTCAACTTTCTGAGTGGCAACAGGCACAGCGTGAAGCACAATCTCGCGGTTCAGACAATCCTCTTTTTTCTGGCGCACTAGGCGTGTGGGATGGCGTGGTTATTCACGCGCACGAAAACATCTCTCAGGCCGACACTGGCGGAGGTAGCAGTAATCTGCACTATTCTGTCAATCTGTTTATGGGCGCTCAGGCAGGATTGTTCGCTAAGGTTGGCGAACCCGTTTGGGTAGAAAAGACCTTTGACTATGGAAACCAGCTCGGTGTAGCGGGTGGTCTGATTTATGGGCAGGCGAAAGCCACCTTTAACTCAGAAGATTATGCGGTGATCGCATACTATACCCAAAATACTGACTTTACTTCCTAGTCAGGGGTTAACAGGCTACAATTATGAAACACTCTGATTTTCCAATCCGGGGGGCGGGTGAAGTTCGGGAGGTAATAGCCCGATATAAACCCGCTCCATTGGGGTGTTAAAAGGGGACGTATAATGGCAACATTGGCTACATTAGAAGATCAGGTAAGGGACAAATTGAACCTTGCGGCTTCGGATACGCCGCCTGCGGATGCAGAAATTGATAATTGGATACTTGACGCTCAGAACGAGATTGTGAACCTGCTGGTGGATGACGCTTTGTGGCCGTTGGTGGAATATTCACAGGCTAATGGCGGTGGAAATACCGGGCAGACAATTCCTTCTGATACGGTGCGTATCCTGTCGGTAGCGTACAAGCCGTCAGGTGGGAGCGTTACTTTTGCACAGCCCGTATCACCTGCAATGCTGGATCAGGTGACTGACGGGAATAATAGTATGTTTACAACTTCCAGTAAATACTGGGCAATTAAGAACGGGCAGATAGAACTTTCTTCTGCTGCCTTAGATGAAGGCAATTCCTTTGAAGTCCAGTATGTCAAATCTCCCCAGACGACCAGGGGTTCGGAATGCGACCTGCCGAATTTTCTTGAACCGTTGGTGGTGGATTATGCGGTTGCCGAGGCTAAGAAACAGGTGGAAGAGTATGCTGATGCGGCAGCCATAAAGGGAGAATTTTATCAAAAAATTGGCGCTATCAATCAGCGCTTTACGAGATTGCACAAAGTAATTTAGGAGAACAATAATGGCACTTTCTGACATAACGCTGAAGACGCTGCGAAGTGATTTACAGTCACGGTTAAACGAGATCGCACCGGACAAGTTTAGCAAAGAAGAATTAAATCACTGGGTCAATATGAGTCAGTTTGATGTGGCGATGCGTCTGTCGGCTATCAGCAATATCTGGTATGGTGATAAACAGACGATAGATCTTTCCAGCGCGGCGGCAGATGCGGTAACGGAGATTTCATTACCCGCCAATGCCACAGGCGCGGATATAATGAAGATCATTAAGATAGTGGACGGTACCAGTGGTGCGATAGTTCCTTTTGTTGAAGATAACAAGATTCATTCGTTGAAGAGCAATTCCAATTATGACAGTGCGCATTATTGCAACTGGTTTGGTGAGAAGGTGTATGTTTTCCGCGGGACCAGTGGAAGTGGATTAAGTGCTACCAGCGAGATATATGTAATCCGCAAGCCTGATGAAATGACCAGTGATTCAGGTACAATGGATGTTCCGACAGAATATTATGATCTCGTGGTGTTAAGTGCAATGGCTAAGGCGACCAGCAAGTTGAATATGATTGGTGTCAAGCAGCAGTTGGATGCTGATGTAGCGCAGAAGTTTAATGAGATCCGAGCGCTGTACGCACAGGAAGTGCAGGTATCGGCGCTTGAAGAACGAGTAGGGGTTCAAACACCAAGGAATAGGTAATTATGACCTTAAAGGAGATGAGATCCAAGGTTCGCAGTATCACGGGTAACGTGGATGAGGAAAAGTTGCCTGATGCGTTGATTAACGATTTTTTGAATGAGGCGCAAACGATTATTGTGGATGAGGGCAATATGCTGGAGACGTTTGCCACGTTGAGTGGTGGTACGACAGCAGCCACACCGCGTTATGATCTGATAAAAGACTTGTGGTTGCAGGAAGGCGTCGGATCAGTTACGTCATTGGCGATACTGAAAATCAAGCGTGTGGACCTTGGCGATTACAAGATTGACCGTGTAGGGATGAACGAGATACCGTTGATTGATACAACTACCAAGACGGCAGGTACACAGTTTTTTACAACTGACGGACAGATATTTGTCGTGACTGCATAGGAGATAGAGACGATGGCATTTAGAAGTGATTTTATGCGGCGTCGCGGTACTTCGGTCTATTATGTTACCGGCGATGCAAAAATAGGGTTTTATCCTACACCGGCGGCCAGCACGGCGATAAAGATTTTTTATGTTAATCGTCCGGCTGTGATGTCAGCGGATGCAACAAATCCAGAAATTGACAGTCAGTACCACGATGCGTTGGCGTTTTATGCGGCAGCACGGGTATCAGAACTGACAAAGAATTTTGATCAGGCGGCCTATTTCCAGATGCAATGGGAACGCTTGAAGCAGCGGGCCGTGGAGTACGGACACAAGAAGTCCGGTGAAACGAGTTTTAACGTGGATTACAACGATTTCTGATGCCAAAACCTAAACAGCGACAGGTTATTTCAGACTTTTCCGGTGGGTTGGTGACATTTCCGTCGCCGCTTGATATGCGGGAGAATCAGTTTCAGCAATTAGATGAAGTTGATAATCAAAAAGTGGGAAGATTAGAAAAAGTTAAAGGGGTAAAAGATGTAAGTAGAGATAAAAGTGGTACTAATACTGTTCAGAAAGGACAAGGTTTTCACATTTATAGAACTGAGTATGAAACGGGTGGTTCTAATGTGTCTACTATTTGGTATGTTTGGTATAGACAAGATACAACATCGGATATGACTTTTATTCGCGCTCCACAGGCTGATTTAGAAAGTGGAACTTGGGATGAAATATTTGATGAAACTACCTGGGCAGGGACGAATGACAAGACCATTGATATGTTTGATCATAATCAAATTTTGCGTTTTTCTGATGGAAATTTTAGAGGGAATTCTGCCAATACAAGTCAATGGTATGGCTATATTAGTCGGAACGTTTTTGGGCAGGGAATAACCTATAATAGTTCAGGTAAATTCAAAGCACCAGGGTCTGCTAATGCCATAGGTGGTTGGAATACTATTCCTACTGCAATTACTCCACCTACCATTATTTCAATGGCGAAGGCTTTTGATCGTGATGAAGAGGTGGAAGCAGCGAATAAGGTTGGAATACATATTCACTATCCAGATGCTGGCGGTGTTGCAATGATTGACAATATCAGTGATCAGGGTGATCATACAGACGGGACCCATACGTCTGTTTCACTGACAGGGGGAACGGGGACCGGCGTGGTTGCCACTGTGATTGTGACCAACAATAGTGTGTCCAGTGTTATGATTACGACACGGGGCAGTGGCTATGTTGTCAGTGATCAATTAACCATACCTCACGCAACGATTGGCGGAACAGGGGCAGTCACCTGTAATGTTGCCAAAGTTCGTGCTTTGCTTGAGGATCTTGATTCAGAGAATTTTAAGACTGGAGATAAATATACCTGTACGTTTCTTTATGATTATGTTCAGGAATCGGCTCTAGGTAAAAGTGGAGATCAGATTGGTGTGCGTGCTTTAACTGCTGTGCAGAATGATGGCAAGCGTGTGCCGGGAATTCAGATTGTGTTTTCAAATGTTGGTTTTAATAAACGCATCACTGGGATCAATTTATACTGGAATCCTGAAGGTGATGTGGACTGGTATTTAGTTGCTCATCTTGATATTCTTGATGGATGGAGTGATGATCCCAAAGCATTAGAGGTATCCTCAAAATATCAGGCTGGGTCAACAGGTGAGAATATGGGGTTTTGGATACCGGTCCCTGATTGGACTAATGTAAGAACAGAAATGACACTTGATGGTGGCACGGCTGGACGATGGGATGATTCCGCAGGATCTTGGACTTCTAAGGGGTATGTTGCAAATGATATTGTGGTAGCTTCTGTGGGTTCTGGAGAAAGCCACGTTGGAGAATTTGATACATTGGTTGCTTCTATTAGTTCTATCAACACTGGTGGAGGAAACACACAAGCCACACTGCATCAGAATGCGATAGATTTTACAGATACGGAAGATTCCACACCTGCTGCAAGAAAAGTTGTAGGTGGTCCCAGTGACAGTACCAAGGCTGCTACCTGGTATATACCTAATGATGCTTTTAAGGGCTATACCTACCAATCGTTTACAGGCAGGCACGCCGGACAGAAGGTTCCCGCAATTAGATGGGCGGCTTCAGCCGTATTAAATGATAGAGCATTTTATGGGAATGTGGATACGGAAGATGAGAACGAGCAGACGGTACGGGAAAGAAGCCGTGTGTATTATACACCTATTCATAAACTAGATGAAGTCAGTCCCACTAATTATAAAGATTTCGGGCGGAATGATGGTGATGTTATTACTTCTTTAGAGGAATTGGATGGGCGTCTTTATGTGCTAAAAGAGAACAATGTTTATATTTACAATACCACTAGCGGTAGTGAATTGAACTGGTATATTGAGCGTCATTATCGAGGTGTGGGATGTTCCAATAATCAATTTTCCACAAGGACTAAATATGGTGTTGTATGTGGCAATGCAAAGCAAATATCATTAATTACGCCACAAGAAGTAACTGAACTTACATTCCCGATTCGTGCCACATATAGAGCATTGACTTTTGATTTTTCATCTATGACTTATTCACCAATAAAGAATGAACTTGTGGTTCTAACTGATGCTGATGCAGCAACTTTCTATATCTTTAATTTTGATTTTAGATCGTGGACTACAGAAACACACGATTCTACCAATATTAAAACCAATCTTAGGCAAAGCCCAGATCAAAAAGTTCTCTATGGGAATCAAACCACAGAAACCATAAGAGAATTAGATAATAGCGCAGCAGATAGCACTGCAACCGCTACCATCAAAACCAAGCAGTTTGATTTTGGCGCTCCTGATGTCAAGAAGCGATTTGGTAGAATCTATGTTACTTACAAGACAGACGATGAAGCAGCGGATGCACTGACTGTTCGATGTTATCTGGATGGAAGTGGTGGTTCATCAAAAAATATTACTTTTGCTGCTAAAGCGAGCTTAACCAATGTAGGCGATTTTCTCAATTTAGTGGGAAAGACCTTGACGTTGCAGTTTGAGTGTGACGGACAAGATTTTGTTCTTGATGATATTATTTTTGAATACACAATAATGGGACACACGCCGTGACACCGACATATCAACATTATTCACGATTACAAAATCAAAAACAGGATAAGATCACAACGGTGAAGGTAGGTCTGTTCACACCAAGTGACGGACAGGATGGGGACATAGGACTTTGCAAACATCTAGGTAAAACTTTTTTTGCCATCAAAACATTGGGTGAATGGTGGTTTAGTGAAGCGGTCAGGGTAAGGGACCTGAATAAAGAGATATTTACGGTGAAGAAGTAAGGAGAGCATCAGATATGCCAAACGGGAGAGATAAATATAAAAAATATAAACAAGGGCAACGTCCGAGTGATGATCCTTTTTTTACTTGGTTAGCAGAACAGGGTGTTACAAGAGAGCAGTTTAATAATTTACCTGTTGGCGCACAGCAACAATATCAGGAGAAATATCAGGAATTTATAACTCCTACTGATACCACTACTACTGATACCACTACTACTGATACCACTACTACTGGTGGTAATCCCTGGGATAATGATCCTGCATTCTATGAATGGTTTATGGGAACATATCCCAATATGGATTGGGACTCCTTATCTGAACAACAGCAAAACGCATACTGGACTAGTTATCAGCAAGTAACCGAAGAGACTGGTGGTGATGATCCTGACCCAGACCCCGATCCTGACCCAGATCCTGATACTGGTGGTGATTCAGGTTTTTTCGCCTGGTTAGCTGAACAAGGTGTTACAAGAGAGCAGTTTAACAATTTGCCTGTTGGCGCTCAAATGCAGTGGAAAGAAAAATATGACGCATCATTGGCTGGTGATGACCCTGATCCTGACCCTGATCCTAACGATCCTACCAAAGTGGGTGACA